AGTTGCCATAAGTTCTATACCTAAATAATTGTATGTTGATGCCATAAATCTCCTATGCTGCTACATCGTTATAACTTGTATTTGATCCAGTTGCAACATCCGAATAAGATGTATTCGAACCCGTTGAAGCGCCACTATATGATGTATTTGAACCTGTGTCAACATCTTGATAATGGATGATAAAAGGTGTTCCTAATGTTGAAGTTATAGTAAAGCTTGGTAATCCTACAACTTGATCATCAATTTCTGCTATATTTCCGATAGAAGCATTAAACGATAAACCTGTTAATCCTACAACTTGATCTGCTGGATCTATTATACCAACAGACATTGTAGCTTCTATTCCTGTTGGTTGAACAGCTACTGAACCTGATCCTATTATAAATCCTAATTGAGTATCTATTTGGAAACCATTTAAAGATACAGCATCATTTGGAACTATTACTGAGCCTTCAGATAATGTCAGCGAGAAGCCAGTAGGTAATACAAAAGTTGTTGTGTCAACTATTGATGTACCTTGAGCTGAAGTAATTTCAAAACCAGTTACAGATACGTCTTCATTTGGAGCAACAGCTGTACCTTGTGTTGATGTAATTGATAAACCTGTTAAACCAATAACTTGATCTGCAGGATCTATTACACCAATAGCTGCTGTAATTTCTTGACCTGTAATTGTAGGTGTAACTGATACATCAACTGTAGATGTTCCTTGCGCTGATGTAATTTCTTGACCTGTAATAGAAGTATTTGCATCTGCTGTAATGGTAACTGTACCAATTGTAAATGATGCTTCTATTCCAGTTGTATTGACTAATGCATTACCAGATATATCTAATGCAGTATTTAATGTTGATGAAACTTCAAAACCAGGAATGCTAATTGTTATACTTGCTAAATCACCCCAGTTATTTTCTCCCCAAGTTTTTCCACCCCAACCAGTATTAATTTCAGCTGTGATAGTTATTGCAGGATTGTATGTAGCGGTTATTTCTTGTCCAGAAACTAGAACAGTTTCATTTGCTAAAGTTCCCCAATCTCCAGCGCCCCATGTTTTAGCACCCCAACCAGTAGCGAGAAGTTCATCTTCGCCCCAGTAAGCTTGGCCCCAGGTAAATCTACCCCATCCAGCCATGAGCTACTCCTATGCTAATCTTATGATTGCGTTTGACGAATCGTTTGTAGGGAATTGAATTGTGAAAGTTCCGTTTGTTGCTGTCTTGTCAGAACCAAAAGCAATTACACAAACAGCATCTGTTGTGCCAGTGCCACCATCTGTTGTTGTATTATAAATTAATGCGCCGTTAGCTGTGAAAGAAGCTGAAGTCCAAGACACATCAGAAAAATCTGTAAACGCAGTTGTTGAAGTTAAACCAACTCCAGTGTTTGTTAAAGTTTCTCCACCTGCAACGTATGCAGAACCTGCTGTGTTTGTAATTTCATTTGTTGCTGAGTAATCAGTTGTTGTTGCATCTAAAGTTGCTGAACTTGTGTAAAGTGCAATTTTAAAAGTATCACCACCTGAACCAGATGTATCAAAATCGTGTTTGCCTTGTAAAAGTTCTTGTTTAAAACTAGAACATATCGCTGATGTAATTGCCATAATAAACTCCTTAAGGTGTTGTTGATGGTATTGTTATCCTAACTGTCCCATCTGTGTAGTCGTCTCGTTTACGTCTACCAAGTTGTTCCATTCCAAACTTGTCTACTTCTTCTTTATACTTATTTTCATAAAGTGTCAACATATCCATTGGACCTTTTAAATATCCATAAGCTTCTACTAAACAAGCATAAAGTAAGCCATTTCCAAAGTATTGGCTTATATAAGTTGTAGCATTAGAGCTAGATAATCCATCAGGAATAGCTTCATAATGAATCTTAAAAGTATAAGTATCATCTGGTACAGGAGCTATAAATAGTCTTCCAGAAGTAGTATCTGTTACACCTGTTGCTCCCCCAAACATAGCATAATATTTAGGAAATCCTGTAGATGTTTCTGCAGGAATATATTCTTGTAAATAACTTTCATCCTTCTTTTCTAACCAAGAATTAGTACCTGTAGAAGCAGAAGTTGAATTATATACTTGAACACCTTTAACAAATAAAGTTTTAGCAGGTACGTTTATTGTACTTTGACCTGTAACTAAATTACCAATTGATTGTTTTTTATATGCATCAATAGGTACATCTCTTAAAATTCTAAATTCAGCATTTTCAATAAATTGATTTGTAATCGTAGAAGTTAAAACAGAACTGCTTACTTCTGTGTAATTTTGAATTGCTGTTGTTAATGTTGTGTATGTAAATCCTGCCATATTATGGTGTTAATGTTACTGGTCCTGCTGTAACATTCATTCCTCCAAAACTTCCTGTTAACGTACAATTAGTACCTAAATTAAAACTATAAGTATCTGTTGTTAGAACTGTTATACTAAATCCACTTGCATTTTCAAACAAAGAATATGCTAATCCTCCTGGGCTACCGTCTACATTTCTTAAGACAACTGTGCTTCCATTTGCTCTACCGTGTGAAGGTTCTCTTATTGTAATAACACCAGATCCACTAACTGTTGAAATAGGGTTACCTGGTAACAAATTAGGTACCGCTGGTTCTACTCTATCTGGTCTAGCTTGTGGCAAACCTTGAGCATCTGCACCGTGTGGTTTTGGCTCTAATTGTGGTTGTTTAGGGTCAAATTCAGAAATATGTACTCTTAATCCATCCCATTGTGTAACCATTTCTTTGTATGGAAATGCCATACCTGATTGATCAGAAATGAATTGTGCATATTTACCTTTTGAAAAATTAGACATTTGGATAATAAGTTTTTGGTGAAATGAATGTACTAGAAGGTGAACCATCTTCAGCTAATGCTCTAGCTAATTCATCTTCATAGAATAATTTTAATTCTTGTGTTCTTTGTGGAGCAAATTTTTGTGATAAATAAAATGCTAAACCAGAAGCCATACAAGGAACAAATCTAAAAGGAATATCTGTTGCATTTGTATAAGATCCAACATCTTGAATTCTTTTTACATAATAGTAATTAATAAAATTACCTGCTTCAGAAGCACCAGGAGTTAAATATAAAGTGATTGTAACTTTATCAATAAATCTTTGTACAAAATATTGAGAAGGTGTTCCTTGTGAAGTTTTATTTGCAAGTCCTTGATATGTAGATCTATCTATTTTTGTAAGTGGAGTATCAACGCTAGATGAGTTTCTGTAAGAAGCTTCTAATACATCTGAAACACCATAAATAGCTGTTGCATCTGATGTGCCATCAGAAGTCGCTCTATACATTGTGTAAACAGATTGACCTTGTACTAAGGTTAAAGAATTATTTCCTATTTCCCAATAATGAAGTCCTCGGTTACCCCATTCTTGAAACATAATATTTAAAGAACGTCTGGCCAATTTCAATTGATTACCAGATACGCCTTGCATACCAATTCTTTCGTATGCTTCTTCTATGATTTCATCAATAGAAAAAGTTTTATCAAAAGTATATGTTCCCGAAGTAGTGTTAGCCATTTAAGCCTCCTACGCTGTTAAATTCGGACCAGAATATTTATCTGTTAATAATGTATAAGCCGCAACATTAGTTTTAGTTTTGCAGTAAATTCCTTGTGGAAATAAAATTCCATCTTCTGGAAAAGAAAAATTAATTACATCTCCGTTTGGAACATCTCCAATAAATAAAGTTGCTCCAGCATTTGAAGTTGTACTTAATTCAAGAACACCTGCTCCAACACCATCAGAAGCAATTATAATACCTCTTAATCTTATTGGTTGCGCAACTATTGCTGTTGCTCCAGCTGCTGCTGTTGATCTTGTTGCTTGTATATCGCTTTTAAAACTCATTTTTTGTTCTCCTAAATTTTAGGAGCTCCCGAAGGAGCTCCATAATTAATTATGCTACGGCTGCGCCAGTAGTCACGTCTACAAAGTTAGTACCATTACCGAAGCAAAGAGATCCAGTTAAAGATGCACCAGTTGCATCAGAAACATAGATAACCAAACCAGCAGTTGCTGTAGGTAAAGTTGCTAAAGTGTAAGTAGGTGCGATAAAACCATTATCTGATTTTACTGGACCTGAAAAAGTAGTTTGTGCCATTGTTATATCCTCCAAGTTATTTCTACATAGTCTCTTGGCCGTCGACTATACTCGTCTATGCAGAATTTAATTGTATAGTAATGATTTTATATATCAGATTTTAATAGAGTGCAAGCGATCTTGTATTGAAGTTGTGATTTTCAGTAATGTAGTAGCGTTTTTACTAAGTAGCTACTGAAACTTG